GTTACAGCGACGGGCATAGGTTTACAAGCACAGCAAGGTGATGAATCAGCTACGGGTGTTGCACAATCAGGTTGGGGTCGTGGTGCAAATCAAAGCACAGGACAAATTATTGGATGGAGTGATAATCTTTGGAATATATTAGAATCTGAATACGCCTTTACTGGAAACTCTTTAACATCTTCAGTTGGCACAGGAGTTGCTACAGCTGATGTAAATATAACACCAACAGGTGTTAATCTAACATCTACTACAGGTCAAATAGGATCTATGGCTGAAGCTGGCACTTTAGCTTTAACATCTTCCATAGGAACTTTTTCTATATCTGGTGATTCACAAATAACTGTTGTAGCGGCAAGTGAACCTGAATTAGATATATCAATAGGCACAGCATCTGTAGAAATAGGTAAAACAGCTTTTCCACCAGGTAATGCTATTACTGCAAGTCTTGGTACAGAAGTTGTAACAGGTAACGCTATCGTTAGCCCAACTGGTGTATCAAACACAGCATCTCTTGGAACTGAAGTCGCATCTACAGATGTTAATGTCGTAGGTGTTGGTGGATTTATAACTAAAACTGTTACAGTAGTTAGAAACGCAGCTAATACAGCTAATATTTATGCTATAGACGGTGTTCCACAGCCTACTTTAGAATTAGCAGAGGGCAATACATATAGATTTGATCAATCTGATGGATCTAATGATACACATCGTTTAAAATTTTCTGAAACTTCTGATGGAACGCATGCAGGTGGCAGTGAATATACGACAGGAGTAACCGTAGTAGGGACGTCTGGAACAGCTGGAGCATACACTGAAATTACTGTAGCCTCTGGTGCTCCTACTTTATATTACTATTGTATTAATCACTCTGGAATGGGTGGTCAGGCAAACACTCCTTCATCTGATGCAAACGCTTTTTCTGCGAGCGGACTAACAAGTTCAATTGGTCAGATAGATTTTGTAGGATCTGTTTCTGTGGCAGCGTCTGGTAATGCTTTAACTTCCTCACTTGGCGAAGAAAGTCAGTCTTCAGCGTATGCATTTACGGGTGTAAGCACTTTATCAAACATAGGAACTTTAACAGTTACTGGAACTTCGACTTTGACACTTACAGGAGTTTCTGCTACAATTAGCACTGGCACTCTACAAGGGACTTTTTGGTCAGAAGTAGATGACTCAAACAGCGATATAAGTTGGACAGAAGTTCACAAAGCTGCATAAAAGTTTTGACAAACTTTAATTTATAACTTTATATAGGAGATATTATGAGTTCGACGTATTCGACAAGTTTGAGAATAGAGCTACAAGGCACTGGTGAAAATTCAGGAACTTGGGGTACTATCACTAATAACAATTTTTCCCAATCGTTAGAATTTTCTATTGCTGGTACAGTAAATGTGGCTTGTGGGGATGCTGCAGTTACAACACTAACAAATAACGATGGACCACAAACTCAAGCAAACAACCAAGCTAGAAACGCACATATAAGATTAACTGGTGCACACGGTGCAGTAAGAATAGCACAATTCCCAGCTACACAAAAAGTTTATTTAATCACAAACGCTACAACTGATTCTGGATCTTCTGGTCCATATGCGATGACTTGCAGACTAGGAGCGTCAGGTAACACTATTTCAATTGAAAACGGGGCTACAAGATTAGTAGCAACAAACGGAACTGATTGGTTTGATGTTTTTGCTTCACCAGGCACTGTAACAGCGCCTGTAGATTTAAATGGTCAAACACTTACATTAGACGCCGATGCTGATACAACTATCTCAGCAGCTTCTGATGATGTAATTACATTCAAAGTTGCAAATGCAAATCAATTAACACTTTCAGACGGAGCGTTATCTCCGTCTACAACAAACGACATTGATCTTGGAACTTCGTCTTTAGAATTTAAAGACGCATTTTTTGATGGAACTGTGCGTATGGACGCAATAGGTTTTGGAACTACTTCTATGACACTGCCTACAAGTGATGGATCTGCAGATCAATTTTTAAAAACAAACGGCACTGGTACTTTATCTTTTGCAACAGTCTCAACAACCACTGCATTAGATGATATTGCTACAGGTGACGCTGAATCAACTTTAGCTACTACGTCTGGAAATATAATTATAGACGCACAAGGCAATGATACTGACATAGTATTCAAGGGTACAGATAATACCGCAGATATAACTATGTTAACACTAGATGGTAGTGATGGTGGATTTGCAACTTTTGTTTCAGGAGCAGAGTTTGGTGGAACAATTTTACCAGCAGCTGACGATACTCATGATTTAGGATCTTCAACAAAACAATGGAGAGACATATATACTGGTGACTTAAACTTAAATAACACTAGAACTAGAAAAAATGAAGTTGACGGCACAGCAGGTCATTGGACTATTCAAGAGGGTGACGAAAATCTCTTTATCTTGAATAGATTAAATGGTAAAAAATATAAATTTAAATTAGAGGAGATAGAGTAATGGCTTTAATAGTAGGTGGAACAACGGTAACTGGAACACAAACCTTAGATGCAACTAAGCTTACAGGAAATTTACCAGCAATTAACGGATCTTCCCTAACCGATTTACCTGCAGCAACGTTTAGTGATGCAGATACAGTAGGAGTATTTTTATTAGGACTTCCTGACAACAACAATGTTAACCCAGGTAGTACACAAGGTGGCTCTGCAGTTAGATATTCTAATACAAACAATAACATTACAAACCCAAATCCAAGACCAAGTGGTACTTTAAGAATTATGGGTTATGCTAATCATAGTGCTGGTACTGTTTATCAAAGAATTTCATAGGAGGTAATGATGGATTGTGTTTTAATTGATGCTAAAAACCCAAGATACGAATATTTAGTTGTGCCTGCTTTAGAATCAGATGGCACTTTAAAAAAAGATTCAAATGGTGATACCATACTTTACTATGAAAAAGATGATAGTGGTAACAGAGCAAAAGGTTTGGTAATTGACGCAAAATGGCAACACGTTGAAGAGTTAGGTTACACACCTTTTCATGCAACCTCTTATGACAATGAACAACACGGTAAGGATTTGTATGCTGCAATTATGAATGGTGATTATGGAGCTATAGCGGCAGCTCAAGATAAATCAGGCGTAACTGACGCTCCTTAATAAAAATTAAACCAGCCAGTAATTATAAATTTTTCTTGATTGTTTGATACGATACCTCTGTGGGTATGTGTCCATGCAGCAGGCCAAATTAAAGTTATACCTTTAATAGCTTCACATTTTAATTCTTGATAAAGAAAATCAGTTCCCGCATTTTTTACAGTATTTAAATAAGTCATAAATACTAAATGTCTTTTTAAAGTATTACTATTGCCATTGTTTTCTTTATGATAAGCTTTGAATCCTTCACCAGGTTTGTAATATTGTATTTTAAAATTATCTGTTACATCAAAAGGTTGTACTTGATTTGCATGTTGGTATGTTTCAAAATATTTATTTAAACAGTTATTTAAACTTTTATAATAATTTTTGCCCCAATCTAATTTTTGTATTTGTTTTGGTTTTATTAATATTTCTGTAGATTTTTTCTTGTTCTCTATGTTACCAGATTGTTGTAGATCTTTATTATTTTTATAATAATTTACTATTTGATCACAAATCTTTTCATTTATTTTGTAAGCACCAATAAAGTGTTTCACGTTTTAGTATTATTATTACTTAAAAACCATGGTAAACCTAACATAGCTCTACCGTCATACTTGTTTAAATCTTTAAAAGGCCCGTTAATATCATTATAATGTAAAAAAGTTTGACAACAGTCTTGACCTTGAAAAGGATCTCTCCAATGTTCTAAATCGCAGCCACTATAAACTAACATATCGCCTGGATTTAAAAATACTTTTATACCCTTTTTGTCAGTTCCTTCGCTAGGATCTAAATTTATTGGCCACTCATCTCCTCCTAAATTTAATGTGCAAGAAATTTCGCAAGAGGGTCTATCTTTATGTCTTTTTAAAATATCTCCGTTTTTGTAAATCCTTAAAAAAGAATAACAAGGAACTAATTTTTTACCTGTTATTTCCATCATTTTTGTTTTTAATTTTACTAACAATGTTTCTGTAAGTATGTCGCCGTAGTTTACATATGTGTTAGGAACGGAAGTATCATCCCAAACACCCCATAAACTCTCGCCGTTTCTTACGTTTATTATTTCTTTATTATGTAAATATTTTACTACTTCTCTTTTCTGTAATAAATATGCGTAACAAAAATTAGCTAAATCTTCAGTTATTGCGTTTCTAATAATCTCGTATTTATTTTCTTTAAAACTCATTGAAATGTTGGTCCGTGCGCCCACCCGACAACTGCAAACCTTCTCCCCTTTGTTATTTCTGTTACCCTATGAAAAACAAAACTTGGAAAAATAATTAGTGTGCCTTTCTCTCTTGTTCTTTTATCAAACTCTTGCCCAAAAAATTCTAAATCACCACCCTCGTACTCATCTGACTCAGATAATTGTAATGTAAATCCAAGCTTTCTAGTTGGAGAAGATCCACCTACGTCAAAGTGCCAATCAAATTTTCCTCCAACATCATAACGAAACACTTGAGGTTGATCTGTAAGCATGTCAAAACCAGTAATATCAAATTTCCAATAGTCAGAATTTATTTCTGCAATTGAGTTTGATATTTGTGGGTATGGGAAATGTTCGTCAATAATTTTAAGAGGCTGTTCATTACCTACTCTTTGTTTTGTTAAATCATCATTCATCTCATTTGTAACAGATTGCACTACCTCTGATTTAAACCAATCTTTTTCTAAAGAATCAATTATCTTTTGTATTCCCATGTTGTCAAATATTTTAGTGCAAACATATGTGTATCCTATGCTACGATTACCTTTTGGTTTAATTGTATAATACATTCTTCTTTTTAAGTTTTATAACACAAAAGCAATGTCAAGAAAACAATTTTAAAAAATACTATTGCGAAGACTAAAAATATGCTTACATTAGGTTCTCACCAAAATTAACAATCACAGGAGATATTATGAGCGAACAAGATTATTTAAAAGCCATTGCTGTCCTTGCTGACAAGGTGAGCAGATACCACGAAAGACTATTAGCTGTCGAAAGAGACATGGAAAAACATCAAAAAGATTTAAATAGTCATTGTTGTGATGACTGTGAATGTAAGAAATCTACTTAGGAGTCGAACCCAACATATCTTTTAATGATGGAGCAAATACTTTTACATCTCGCTTAATTTTTTCTGCGGTTGTAGAAGTGTTTGGATCATCTATGTCTGCTTGCATAGCTTCTTCTGAATCATATTCTTGACCAGTGTCCATATTAGTTAATGTTGTTTCAGTTTTGACCTTATATCTTGGTATTACTCTACCGTCCTCTAAAGTCATAGTTCCTATTTGTTCAGCTGGTGTAATTATCGGCATCATTCCTCCAATTTATATTAAAACTTAAAATAACTCTATCTTCGTTAGAACTATTATATTGTACTTCATGTTGTAACCATGACGGGAAAAAAATCAAGCTATTCTCCTCTGGCTCCCAAGAAACACTATGTGCTATGTGCACAGAGGCTTTTTCTTTTTTTGGAGGTGATAATACCTCAGCTTGTGGTTTAGGCTCCAGAAACACTAAATTACCGCTTTTTTTAGGCACTTTTAAATAGTAAACACCTGAGAGGTAATTGTAAGGGTGTGTATGAACATTATTTCTTGATCCAGGTGGATTAATCATTCCCCATAAACCTGTCATCTCTGGATTGTAATCGTCCTGAACATCTAAATGTTGAAAACACTCTTTAGCTTTTAGCAGTATATCTCCAACGGTGCTTTTAAATTCCACATCTTTGTATAATTCATCATGGCTATGCCATCCTCCTATGTTTGATCGTGGCATGCCTTTTTCGTCTTTATCTTTGATTTCATAAAGCCTATCTATCAAGTGCCCATGGCCCTCAATTTTAGTCATCAAGATTGGTGTTATAAATAATGATTGTAATTCCATGCTTTCTCCTTTTTTAAAGTTGACCTTTTGTGACCTCCATAAAACTGACAGTCACGTGAACCTGATTAGCTGCGTTGGCTTGAACCTTTAATACGTCAGATTCTTGCAATACTAAAGTTGAACCGAGCTCGGCCAACGGATCTTTTGTAGTATTAGTAGTTATACTAAAAGCCTTAAATATTTCAAAAGTAGCAGAGGATCTCACAACTTCTACATCAACTAATGTTGTAGAACCAGAGTCATTGCATATTAAAATTGATTTTACTACAGCTGTCGTTGGTGGAACTGGTGGTGTAGCACCAGGATCAGCCGTCGGTACAGTTACAACTGTCGTTAAATCTGTTGAGGTGACGTCCACCATTGCACTTTTGAATGTATTAGCCAAGGAAAAAACTCTCTGCTTGTGAATCTTCTTTGAGATCTTGTTGATAGTTTGTATTTAATAATAATATTATTTGATCTAATAATTTTACTAATTGATCAAATTGTCCAGGATTATACTCTGGGGTTGCGTTGGGTAATCTAGTAATTGTAATTTTAGCCATTTTTATACCAAATAGACAAAGTGTGTCTTATTCCTTTTACAACATTTAATACAGCATGTTTGTACATCCTACCATCAAAATAATAAGTTCTACCCTTAATTGGAGATATTTTAATAGCCTCAACTAGAGCCTCTCCCCCAATAAAATTGTCATTTAAAAAGGTTATTGACGCTCCAGTTGTAGTTTCTCTAGCCTGATCGAAGTGAAAGGGCATAGATCCTCCTAAAGGATATGAAACTATTTGTGCTAACTCTACGTTTTTAAATTTATTATCAACAGATTGATTTAAAATTTTAGTCACTAAAGGATGATTATGATTAATATCGACAGTAAAGCTGTCTGCCCATTTTTCATTTGGATAAGTTGTAAATTCTAATAGTTTTTTAATTTCTTCTTCTGATAATGTATTATCTTTAATACAGATCATCTTCTACCGTCTGGACGTAATTGTAATTTTTGAGATCCTAATCTCCAAGGTGTGTCATTAACTGTGGAAGTCTCGTATTTAATTTTTACTGCTCTGCCTCTTCCTCTTACATTAATTTTTTCTGTTGTGCTCGTAATACTGCCACTCGTTGTGACATTTGAACTTGACTGAGGATATTGTTCCAAAGTTAAAGTGGCTGTCATTGTGTTTGCTAAGTTAGTAAAATCAGGCACTAATTTACTTACTGACATTAACTGATCCCCATCGGCTATTTCTACCGAACCTGTTTCTAAAAAGGCACTTATAGCTGTGCCATCAGCTTGATTATTTCCCTGCTCATGTTCATAAACAAAAGATGCACCTGCTGTTAATCCCAATATTGTAGATATGTTTGCAGTTAAGCTAGCATTATACTCTGTTGCTATTGGTGATTCATATACATAAGCTCCTAACCAAGTAGTTCTTCCCAAACTTACAGTATACCAAGTACCTTCTAGGTAGTTGTATGCTACCGCTCTATCTATCTGCGTTGCGTTAGCAGAAGGGTAATACCAAATAATTTCATTGTAGGCTGTATTTAGACCCACAGCTATGTCATTTTTGTTTGTGTAGCTTATGTTGTCAAAAACAAAATCTTGAACCGAACAAGGCATTTTTTTAACAACACCATCATACAAGTAAAAAGCGTCGTCTGACATCCAATAAGCTACTCCGTTAACTTCTATTGCTGCATGTTGTGCTATTAATCCAGCATTAGCTCCTAACTGTCTCAGTCCAAAAGTAAAAGGTGTGCCCACAAATTGAACACCGTGTAAAGATGTATCTGTCCAAACTAATATTTGACCTGCAGATTTTACAGCTCCTACTATTCTTGAACCATCAGAAATACGTAATGAGCCCGCTTCGTTTGTTGAGACAGGTGTGTAATCTGTTGCATCTTCTCTGTCGGAAAATCTAAATAGTAAATCATCTTGTGTTGAAGTGTTACCAATAGTTGTTTCAGTTCCAAAAATAAGTAAGTGTCTAGTGTCCGTAGATACTAAACTAAATCTTGATGCAGTAGGTGCATTTGATAATGCAGTAGCCCTATTGCTTAAACCTCCTGAAGTATCCCAAATAAAAGTGCCTCCGTCTAAAACTGTTGCTATTAAATCTTCACCAAAATTATCTAAAGACCAGTTACGTCCTGCTACAACAACATTTGATGATGATCTAGCAGTGTCCCAAGTGCTCTCTCCCCATGTTAATGTACCCCAACCATAACCATAAGTAGAGGTAGAGGGTCCTACATTAATTTGATATTTAGCGTTGCCAGATCCTCCGCCACCAGAAGTAGATCCTGAAGCAGTGCTTGTATGAGTTACAGTGTATGTGTTAGCTGACGGCACTGTAATGACCTCAAATTCTTGATTCATGTCCAAACCATCTATTGATGAGAAAGAGTCAAATGTAACAAAATCGCCAACGATAGCTCCATGAGAAGCGTCTGTAACAGTGACTGTAGTAGAGCCATTGGTGGTAAACGGATTTGACAATGATTCTGTATCACGTAATGGAGTTATGTCTGATATTATACCCTCAGAGTAAATGTATAATTTTCTATCAGTTCCTAAAGCTAGATATCTAGTTCCATCTAAACCTATCCAACTATGAGTGTCACGAACCACACCTACCACTGTTTTGTTTGGATTTGGTAGGAATTTCCATCCACCCCACCTTTCAGGTTTTCCGTAATGAAACCTTACAAAATCAGAGTCTATGTACTTTCTTGAGTCTCCTGCTGAATATGCTGAGTCTTGTTTATCAACGCCTGGTTTAAATTTTAAATCTATTAATTGCATGATTTATTATTAAATTACTTATTGTTTTGTGGCAAGAATTGAGTTCCCACATTGCCTTTAAATGCATAATTACCATAGTGAGTCATACCAGACACTATATCTGCGTAAATTTTACCGCCTATATTTTGCCATAAACGGCAGAAAGCATAATCTTCTGAGAGATATCTTCTAGTTTTTGGCTCAATTATTGTGTCAAAAAAAGTAAAATTCCAGTTGGATGTTTTATGATAATCAAACTCTTTGTCATGTGATTGATTAATATGTTGATCAGGAACAAAACTTAAATCAGGATAACTCTTTGCCATTTGTTCAAATACTTGCCTTTTAATTAACATAAATCCAGTAGGTCCGTCTAATACTTCTATAAAACCTTTATCTAACAGGATTTTTTCAGGGTTTTTAACATTTAAATTGTACTGCAAAGATGAGGCCAGTAACTCATCCTCCGATATGTTTGGATTTTCTTTAATTCTCTTCTTTACTTTTATCCAATCAATTGTTTTTCTAGGATATATTCCTGTGACAACGTCCTTATCGTAATCTAACATTCTAATTACAGCCTCTGGATTGAATGCTAAGTCTGCGTCAATAAATAAAAGATGAGTATAGTCACCATCCATAAACAATTGCACTAAAGTGTTTCTAGCTCTAGTTATCAAAGACTCATTGCCTATGGTTCCAAACTGTAATTCTATTTTGTTGGAGGCCGCTAAAGCTACTAATTGCATGCAACTTTTAAAATAATCTGATGACAACATACCTCCATAGCAAGGGGTGCCAATAAAAAGTTTTATTTGTAATTTTTCCTTGTCCATACTTTACTCCTGTATAAATCATATAAAGTTGAAAAATAATTCCAACT